GTCAGAACCTTTACCTGGACAATATGGAGGCGACTGGTTTTTACAGGATTTCCCTGCCTTCCGCACAGCCTGGCGATATCCTGCTGTGCTGCTTTGGCGCATCGGTGGCCAATCATGCCGCCATATACTGCGGCAACGGTGAGCTGCTTCACCATCTGCCTGAACAACTGAGTAAACGGGAGAGGTATTCTGAAAAATGGCAACGACGAACGCATTCTGTCTGGCGTCACCGCCACTGGCACGCATCTGCCTTCACGGGGATTTGCAACGATTTGGCCGCCGCCTCAGCCTGTACGTGAACACGGCAGCGGAAGCCATCCGTGCCCTGTCGCTGCAGATGCCGGGATTCCGCGGTCAGATGAACGAAGGCTGGTACCAGATACGTATTGCCGGTGAGGATACCGCGCCGGAGGCGGTGTATGCCCGTCTTCATGAACCGCTGAGCGGGAGGGCCGTGATTCATATTGTACCGCGGCTGGCAGGGGCCGGGGGAAATGGTGTTTTTCAGGTGGTGCTGGGGGCGGCAGCCATCGTGGGCTCTTTCTTCACTGCCGGGGCATCAATGGCGTTATGGGGTTCAGCCCTGGCAGCCGGTGGTTTTTCTGCCACCACGATGCTGTTTTCACTGGGGGCCAGCATGATTCTGGGTGGTGTGGCTCAGATGCTGGCCCCGAAGGCTAAAGTACCGGAGTACAAAAGCACGGATAACGGCAGACAGAACACGTACTTTTCCTCGCTGGATAACATGATTGCCCAGGGGAACCCGATGCCGGTGCCTTACGGTGAAATGCTGGTTGGCTCCCGGCGAATCTCCCAGGACATCAGTACCCGTGATGAAGGCGGTGGCGGAAAGGTCGTGGTTATCGGGCGGCAGGGGTAAAAAGAATAAAAAAATCCCGCAGAGTTGCGGGGACAGACAAAGATTAACGTTAAGGAGTTATTTTTGTTTCTGGTGCTCGGGCAAAAAAAACATTAACGCAGAGAAATTATTAGCACCACAGTCAGTTTGTGAAAATGTGAAGATATTCAGAAGTTTTATTCAGTCATGATACAGGCATCCTCCGGGATGCCTGTTGTTTTTGTGCGTAACAGTTATCACAGTAAAGGGTGAGACAATGGGCAAAGGTGGCGGCAAGGCGCACACACCTCGTGAGGCGAAGGACAATCTCAAATCCACGCAGATGATGAGCGTGATTGATGCCATCGGTGAGGGACCGGTGGAAGGCCCGGTGAAGGGGCTGCAGAGTATTCTGGTGAACAAAACCCCGCTGACGGACACGGACGGTAATCCTGTGATACATGGTGTGACAGCGGTCTGGCGCGCCGGGGAGCAGGAGCAGACACCACCTGAAGGCTTTGAGTCCTCCGGAGCTGAAACCGCACTGGGCGTGGAAGTGACGAAGGCAAAGCCGGTGACGCGCGCCATTACGTCCGCGAACATTGACCGCCTGCGGGTCACCTTCGGGGTGCAGTCACTGGTGCAGACCACGTCAGAGGGTGACCGAAACCCGGCATCCGTCCGCCTGCTGATTCAGTTACAGCGTAACGGTAACTGGGTGACGGAAAAGGATGTCACCATTAATGGCAAGACCACCTCGCAGTTTCTGGCGTCGGTGATTCTGGATAACCTGCCTGAGCGTCCTTTTAACATCCGGATGGTCCGGGAGACGGCGGACAGCACCACGGACCAGCTGCAGAATAAGACGCTGTGGTCGTCATACACCGAAATCATCGATGTGAAACAGTGCTACCCGAACACGGCGATTGTGGGCCTGCAGGTGGATGCGGAGCAGTTTGGCGGTCAGCAGATGACGGTGAACTACCATATCCGCGGTCGCATCATCCAGGTGCCGTCAAACTATGACCCGGAAAAACGCACTTACAGCGGCATCTGGGACGGCAGCCTGAAACCGGCATACAGCAACAACCCGGCCTGGTGCCTGTGGGACATGCTGACTCACCCGCGTTACGGAATGGGAAAACGCCTGGGGGCGGCGGATGTGGACAAATGGGCGCTGTATGCCATCGGGCAGTACTGCGACCAGATGGTCCCGGATGGTTTCGGGGGCACAGAGCCGCGGATGACCTTTAATGCGTACCTGTCACAACAGCGTAAGGCGTGGGACGTTCTCAGTGATTTCTGCTCGGCGATGCGCTGTATGCCGGTATGGAACGGCCAGACGCTGACGTTCGTTCAGGACCGCCCGTCGGATGTGGTGTGGCCGTACACCAACTGCGATGTGGTGGTGGATGATAACGGCGTGGGGTTCCGCTACAGCTTCAGTGCCCTGAAGGACCGCCACACGGCGGTGGAGGTGAATTACACCGACCCGCAGAACGGCTGGCAGACCTCCACGGAACTGGTGGAAGACCCGGACGCCATACTGCGCTACGGGCGCAACCTGCTGAAGATGGATGCGTTCGGCTGCACCAGTCGCGGTCAGGCCCACCGTGCCGGGCTGTGGGTGATAAAGACCGGACTGCTGGAAACGCAGACGGTGGATTTCACGCTCGGGTCACAGGGGCTGCGTCACACACCCGGTGACATTATTGAAATCTGTGATAACGACTATGCCGGGACCATGACCGGCGGACGCATCCTGTCCATTGATGCCGCCAGCCGCACCCTGACACTGGACCGTGAGGTGACCCTGCCGGAGACAGGTACTTCGACGGTGAACCTGATTAACGGCAGCGGTAAGCCGGTGAGTGTGACCATCACTGCACACCCCGCGCCGGACCGGATACAGGTCAGCGCTCTGCCGGATGGCGTGGAGGCATACGGTGTGTGGGGACTCTCCCTGCCGTCACTGCGTCGTCGCCTGTTCCGGTGTGTTTCCATCCGGGAAAACACGGACGGCACCTTTGCCATCACGGCGGTGCAGCATGTGCCGGAAAAAGAAGCCATTGTGGATAACGGGGCCAGCTTTGAGCCGCAGTCAGGCACCCTGAACAGCGTCATCCCACCGGCAGTGCAGCACCTTACGGTGGAGGTGAGCGCCGCTGACGGCCAGTATCTGGCGCTGGCGAAATGGGACACGCCGCGGGTGGTGAAGGGCGTGCGCTTCAGTCTGCGCCTGACCAGCGGAAGCGGAGAAGACAGCCGTCTGGTGACCACCGCTATCACTGCCGACACGGAGCACCGTTTCAGTGGCCTGCCACTGGGGGAATACACCCTGACGGTCAGGGCGATTAACAGCTATGGCCAGCAGGGCGAACCGGCCACCACCACCTTCCGGATTAACGCGCCAGCAAAACCCGCCAGCATTGAACTGACGCCGGGGTATTTTCAGATAACGGCGGTCCCGCGTCTTGCGGTGTATGATCCGACGGTACAGTTTGAGTTCTGGTTCTCGGAAAAGCGGGTTGCGGATATCAGGCAGGTTGAAACCAGCGCGCGTTATCTTGGCACGGCGCTGTACTGGATAGCTGCCAGTATCAATATTAAGCCGGGCCATGATTATTATTTTTACGTTCGCAGTGTGAACACCGTTGGCAAATCGGCATTCGTGGAAGCCGTCGGTCGGGCGAGCGATGATGCGGAAGGTTACCTGGATTTTTTCAAAGGCCATATAACCGAATCCCATCTCGGTAAAGAGCTGCTGGAAAAAGTCGACCTGACGGAGGATAACGCCAGCAGACTGGATGAGTTTTCGAAAGAGTGGAAAGACGCCAGTGATAAATGGAATGCCATGTGGGGCGTCAAAATTGAGCAGACCGAAGACGGTAAGCATTATGTCGCGGGGCTTGGTCTCAGCATGGAGGATACAGAGGAAGGCAAACTGAGCCAGTTTCTGGTTGCCGCTAACCGTATCGCGTTTATTGACCCGGCAAACGGGAATGAAACGCCGATGTTTGTGGCGCAGGGCAATCAGATATTTATGAACGACGTGTTCCTGAAGCGCCTGACGGCCCCGACCATTACCAGTGGTGGAAATCCACCGGCATTTTCCCTGACGTCAGACGGAAAGCTGACCGCTAAAAATGCGGATATTAGTGGCAGTGTGAATGCGAACGCCGGGACGCTCAACAACGTCACGATTAATGAGAACTGTCAGATTAAGGGGAAACTGTCAGCCAACCAGATTGAAGGTGATATTGTCAAAACGGTCAGCAAGTCTTTCCCCCGCACGAGCACTTATGCCAGTGGCACCATCACGGTAAGAATCAGTGATGATCAGAAATTTGACCGGCAGGTCATGATACCACCAGTGTTATTCCGCGGTGGTAAGCATGAGAATTTCAACAGTAATAACCAACAGTCATACTGGTATTCAACCTGCCGGTTAAGAGTGACCCGCAATGGTCAGGAGATTTTTAATCAGTACACGACGGATGCTCAGGGCGTATTTTCCTCAGTTATAGATATGCCTGCCGGACAGGGGACGCTGACACTGACATTCACCGTATCTTCATCAGGAGCGAATAACTGGACACCAACAACCAGTATCAGCGATCTGCTGGTTGTGGTGATGAAAAAATCCACAGCAGGTATCAGTATCAGCTGAATTTTATAACCCATAACGGGCGTCAGAAATGACGCCTTTTTTATTGCAGAAAAGCGAGAGGTAATTATGCGTAAACTTTATGCCGCCATTTTGTCCGCAGCCATTTGTCTGGCCGTATCCGGTGCGCCTGCATGGGCATCTGAACATCAGTCCACGCTGAGCGCGGGGTATCTTCATGCCTCGACGAACGTTCCCGGCAGCGATGATCTTAACGGGATTAACGTGAAATACCGTTATGAGTTTACGGACACACTGGGGCTGGTGACGTCATTCAGCTATGCAGGAGACAAGAATCGCCAGCTTACCCGTTACAGCGATACCCGCTGGCATGAAGATTCCGTGCGTAACCGCTGGTTCAGCGTGATGGTGGGGCCGTCTGTGCGCGTGAATGAATGGTTCAGCGCGTATGCGATGGCGGGTGTGGCTTACAGCCGTGTGTCGACTTTCTCCGGGGATTATCTCCGCGTAACTGACAACAAGGGGAAAACGCACGACGTGCTGACCGGAAGTGATGACGGTCGCCACAGCAACACGTCTCTGGCGTGGGGAGCTGGCGTGCAGTTTAACCCGACCGAATCCGTGGCCATTGATATTGCTTATGAAGGCTCCGGCAGTGGCGACTGGCGCACTGACGGTTTCATCGTGGGTGTCGGTTATAAGTTCTGATTAGCCAGGTAACACAGTGTT